CATAATCTTATCTATGTGAGGAGTTTCCATCTGTTTCTTTAGCCACTTCATAGTCATCCTATGATCTAAGTTGTGACCGTTCTCGTGCTGAATGGGAAAGTATCCGTAGTAATCCCCTGCTGCCACAGCAATCCCAGCGATGTGACCATCGTTTCTTGACCAACCAGGACCTAAAGTCATGAGGTTAGGGTCACATGTCTCAAGGTCTATAGATATTTGTTTGTACACAGTTAGGTCGGGGTACTCTGGAGGTATGTTCCAGTCCTTCTCAATGAGATCCATTTCATTCTTGATTAAGAAATCGTTGTCATGGCTACTGCTAACTTCGAATAGGTTCTTCTGCATTACTGCTCCTCAAAATAAATATGCGTCGTTGAGTAGATCCCAGTCTTCTGTTAGAAAATAACCATCTTCCCATCTATCCTTGGCATCATGATCGCAGTGAGCCACACGATGTCCTTCTCCATACCCATGAGTGTGCTTCTTCCCACACTTCGTACAATCAAAAGTGAAAAGGTCGGTGCCGTTAATAGTTTCTTTTGCCGCATAAATTGTTGGTATATCCATTGTTCTCTCTCCTTATTCGTTCCATTTCTCTGCAGCCAAAGCGGCGTACCCTGCGATGTCCACCCAAGAATCCTCATGAGTAGGCGTTTCAATAAGTCTCGATACCTTTAATTGGTTTAAGCAAAGATAAACCTGGGACACAGTAACTTCAACCCCAAGTACAACCGACCATAGCTTGGCTATACGCTCATGGTTTTGGTATGCGTCTCCATAATGCGTGGCCCTTGGACCATTGACTAACTCTTCTGCCTTCGCGAGTATTTGTTCTCTTCTCATAATACATACCTATACTTTTTGTTGGATTCTATTATATGCAAATTCTTCTTAGCCCTCGTTACGCCAACATAAAATGCACGGTGCTCGTCGTCTTGGTTTCTATTCTCAGCACAGGCTCGAGTGCTTGATAAAGATACCACACAGTTATCATCTTCCCCTCCCTTCATGGCATGAAAGGTTGACAGCTTTACCCTAGGTGTATCCAGAAAGTTCTCTCCCCTCCGTTCGATAGCCTCAAAGTAAAGCTTATCATGCCTACCCAATCGAGCCACGTCCATCGCATCTCGGTCCTTGGGTGCCTCCATTCCATAATTAAGTTGGAGGTCTTCGTAAGACAGGAGACTTTCGGGATCTACGGCCTGCAATAGACTGCTCGAGTTCCGCTTCACCACCTTGAGATCTCCCATCTTAGGTACATTTTCGTAGAGTTTGACAACAGAGGCAAGAGGTAATGCTTCCCCTCGCTGTAATTTTCTCCAAGAACTGATGACTTCCCCCGTAGTTTGGCTGATACTACTCCTACCTTTGATAGAATATAAAAGACCTTCGGCCTGTAACGCCTCACCCCACTCCCGAACCATTGCGTTTGTTCGAGCCATCAACGTCCAAGATCCTGTAGAGAAATCAAGTTCCTCCACCTGTCGGTGAAAGTTTACGGATCCTAGTTCCGCTGTGGGATCAAAGTCTTTCTTTTGTCTATGATTTATCCGGCGAACGATGTGTTGAGACAACCCATATACCGACACTGGTAGTCTATAACTCTGAGTGAGTATCTCTTTGTGATCACTGCATCCAAGGAATAACCGTACATCAACACCTGTCCATCGGTGGATCGCCTGGTCATCATCTCCCGCATACAAAACCTTCTCCGCATTCTGGCCTAGTTTCTTCACCATCTCCCATTGTAACGGTGTCAAATCTTGAGCCTCATCCACGATCAGAAGTTCTAAGTGAGGAGGTTCCACAGAACTAATGTACAACTCTATGAGATCTACGAAATCAACCTTAGAAGTTTCCTGTTTGTAATCAGAAACAACTCGGTGGATTTTTTCTATGAGAGGATAGTACATGTCTCGATCTCCGTGTCGATTGTACTCTTGCGAATACGAGATCATCTTGTACCGAGCTCTCGTCATCAACTGTAGATAAGTATCCCCCTTACCAATCGGCAAAGGCATAATCATCCCGTCGTCTGGGGACACACCATTCGTTCCGTCAAAGATTAAACCAAGTTGCTGCCCTAGGATTGTCCAGTCAGATCGAGAAAGCATGTTGGAAGACTGTAACCCAAGCCCTCTGAAGGCCATAGAGTGCAGTGTCCTGAAATAAGGTAGATCTTTCTCCGTCAGATTGAACGTGGCACAGGCCCTGTCCGTAGCCTCGCGGATAGCCTTCTTTGTAAACGATACAAAAGCTATACGATCTGGGGATGTGCCCTTGGCTATTGCTTCTTTGACCTTCTCAATAAGAGTGTGGGTTTTACCACAACCAGGAGGACCAAAGATCAAAGTAGATTTAGAGTCCATGTTGGATACCTCGAGGCCTAGCCTCCAACCACTCAGCTACCTCGGCTTTCACCCAGCGGCTTGCACTTCTCTTTCCGTCAACCTCTGATCCTAGGATCAAGGGCGCAGGAAACTTCTCTAGTTCCACCCATTTGTAGATAGTAGATCTAGATACACCTAACCAATCAGCTACTTCGCTAACTGGGATAAGTTTATCAGAATGGGATTTCGTCATAGTCGTTCTCCTTTGTTGGTATTTCTAGTTCTTCTTGTTCGAATGAAGGAACGAACCAAACTCTAATCGAAGTTCGCTTGCCTCCTCTCATTATGTTCTGGTGACCTACACCATTGCCGTCAGTGTTCAACGCTTTGATACCCTCTTGTACTTGAGCCTTGGACCAGTGCTTCCAATCCTGTCGATTTAAATACTCCATAAGTCCATCGATTGTGAACTTAGTAACTCCGCCCTCGGTCCAGGGCTTACCCATCTGAACCTCATCGGGAGCCATAGCGCGAACTCGGCTAGTACAATAGTTTCTAAGGTGATCTTTAAACTGTCCGTGGTATGTAAACTCCTCTGTCACTTCCAGATATGTACCCTGTTGCAACATCTGATTGATCGTAGAGTTCCATTTGTTAGGCTTCATCATAGAAGGGAAGTAACTGATTTGTTCCACACACGCCTTGGCCCAGAGGTTTTGATTAACCAACTGATCAGTTGATAGCTCAACCCTTCTTCCTTCAACGTCCATGAAGTAGAGTCTAGGCTGAGACTTTATGATCGTTAGGCCGCCCATCGAGGGAAGATCTAATGTTTCATTGCCCACCCCATAAGGTCTAGTCTTACATAGATCCTTGTCGCAGTGATCTTTTAAAGGACATGTCTCACAGGTATAGAAGTATTCTTTTTTATCAAGGGAGCTCTGTATATCTACCACTTCTTTTGACGGCAGGGCAGGAGAACAAAACTTCCTGTTGTATTCTTCGTGATGTTTCTTCCAATCATCAGGCCATTTCATACGACAATAGACACCCACCGAAAACATAAAGATGTTTCTAAACTTCGTAACCTTACCTAGACTGGTCATAACTTCTAAACAGTATGGCCCATCAGTAAAGTTCTCTCTCTTACCTCCAAGATCCATCTCATTCAATTCGGATATAGACACTCGGCCTTTCTCAACCGCATCTAAAAACTCCTCAAGCTCCATCGCCTGGCCTGCGCTATCAAAACAATAACGCATCGTTTGTTCCGCATTAAAGTATGGTACGTTTATATGGCTGCCGACATCCCCTCGATCAGCCATGATCTTGTCTTGCTTTGGAAAGATCTCACAGTCACTGGCAAATCCCAACACTACTGACATCTCAAGGAGGTACTCCCGTACTAGAGCTGCAGGCTCCCAATCTTTTAAGAATAGAAACAGGTGCGCTCCTCCAGACTTAGATCGGCATTGGAACAAGGGAAGCTTTAACTTCCTAATCTTTTTATTTAGCTCGGCAAGATCCAGATCATAGATATCAATATCAAGACACCCAAACTTACATTTGTTATCTGAATTTATGGGGATTGAGTTGACACCTTGCTTACCTTCTATGTGATGTTGCATCACAGTGTCGTTCAAAGGTTCCCGAAGCACAGTATACTTGGCCTCAGTCTTACCATTCCGTCCGACATTACCCACCGTAGTTCTACCGTGAGCAAGAGAAGATCCCTCAAAGGTCTTCAATAATCTTTGTGCGTTAGACATTAGTACCTCCTAGAAAAAAGTGGCGGCGTATCCCCCGACCGCCGCCACCGTGCCACTTAAAACGGTATTTCATCTCCGCTAACAGTGGAGCTAGAAGACTCCTCTGGTGTGGCCTTCACTTCTCCGGCGGCTATCGACGCTCGGAAAGTTTTAGCTTCTTGTAGTAGGTCTCGACTGTCTATCAGTCCGACCTTGGCAACCGACCAGTTGGCAAACGTACCTCGGTCATTGGTCTGCTCAACAGAAGTCAACTTCCATTTGGTAG